CTTTTTCAACTTTATCTGGAATTAATTCAGTTGCTGCACTTGCACCCATTCCCAATCCTTTTCTACAACCTGTCCTTAAACTGATTGTTCCACTTCCTGCCATTTGGTTTCACCTCATAAAAAAAATAAAAAAATAACAACTTTAAGTTGTTGTTATTTCAGATATTGCATTCTCATACAAGTATCTTACAGCTATTCTTTGAGTTGCTACTGCATATCTTGTATCTCTACCATAATCTTTGTATTTTTCTATCCTCAATGGTCTTTTCTCTGCTATTACAAATGCAAATCTCCTATCTATCACATACGCAAGTTTAGCACTTACTGCATTTGATTGAATAACATTCATTTGGAATATCTTACCAATTAATCTCTTACTTGGGTCATTCATTCCTGCTTTATTTGCTTCAGTAAAAGTATCTATGTTTCTTAAATCATTTGCTACTTCTGCTCCAACAATTATATCAGTTGCTATGTGATTATCTTCTTCAAGATTTTGCATAGCTTCAGTTATATCTGTTATTGGTAATGTTGCATTTGAATTAGCCACATCGTGTCCTGCAGCTGTAGAACCTGCATCTAATGTAGATACAATCAAACTTTCTTCATTTAATGCAAATATATAACCAGCTGTTTCTACATTCAGTGACATCACATCAAACAAACTATCCTCAACCATTTCTTCAGTTATTCCAATTCTTATACCATATTTTATTGGTTTTAAATTGAAACCACTGTATTCTTCAACATCAAGTGGAATTTCATCACCTTGTTCAACTCTTGAAAGATACATTGTCTGTCCTGCTTTCTGCATTGGAATATCAATACTTGAGCCAGGTATGCTTTCTGGTCCAATCCTTTTTGCAGCTAAAGCTGACATAACTAAGTTTCTCCTCATTGCCTTAAACAAACTTCCATATAATGTTCTTGGAATGAGATATGAACCTGTAGATGTTCCTGCAGTTGAATCAGTGCTTGATTTACTATCAGTTGTTAAAAGAGTATTTGTCATTCTTTTTCACCCCTATAAAGCTAATTTCCAAAGTATATATTTTCCTTTTGCTGAACCACCAGTCAGTGCTCTACCTACTTTCAAATCAGCAAGTCCTGCTCCTTGAACAAGAACTGTTGTTCCTAAATCAACTATTGCTACTAACCTTTGAGATGTAGTAGTTTCGTGCATTAAACTTTCACCTGCTTCTGTATTTGCAGCTACAGGATGCATAAACAATCCTTCCATTGCCATTGCACCGTAACCATCTGCAGGTATATCTGATATTGCTACTCCAGCTGGTAACAAATGAGAGCTGTTACTCCAATTTGCGGCTTTAACTTTTACATCTCCACCTGAGTATGCTGCTCTACAATAAGCCGCACTTGCTGTTGTGCTTCCTAAAACATCATCATTTGTTGTAAAATACAACAAATCACCAGCAGTTATTGCAGTTGTTCCACTGTCATTTAAAACAGTAATACTATCCCCATTTGGAGTTAGCATAACACCTGTTTGTGCCATTTAATTTCACCTCACCTATTTAATCAAGAATAGGAATTCTTTCCCTCAATTCTTTTCTGAATTGATTATACATTTTACTATCCATTCTAATTGTTCCTGAATCTTTCTCATAAACAACTTTTCCTGTATCTTTTTCATTTACTCCAACCCCTTTTTCAAGTTGCTCACCTACACCTTCTTCATTATCTTTCTTTTCTTCCTGTTCAACTAATTTCTGTTCATATTCTTTAATAGTATTCAAAACTTCTTCTGGTTTTTTAACAAGCTCTTTCTCTTGTAAAGTTCCATTATGTTTTTTGTTAAGCTCAATTATCTCATCAATCAGCTTCTTTCTTTCTGCCTCTTTTATTTTGTTTAATTTTTCTTCCAATTCTTTTATTTTGTTTTCTTTTTCTTTCAATATCTTTTCTGTTTCAATCTTTTTTTCAGCTTCTTTAATTGCATTTTCTTCTGACATTTGTTCCACCTCGTGAATCCATTTCCCATCTTTATTTTTCTTCCAACCAGCATTCTTAACTGCACCCCATGCAGCTTTACTTGCTTTTTGTTTATCAAATCCTTTCTTTCTGTAAGCAGTATATGCTTTTGCAAGAATTGATTTTGCTTTTGCAGGCAAATCACCACCCTCAGGTGGTTCAAACTTTTGTTCTGCTTCTTGTCCTGGCCCTGGTCTTCCAACTCTCCTCATTTGCCCACCACATTTTGGGCATTTGATATCATTACAATGTTTAGTAGAAGTCATTTGATACCCACACTTAATACACTCACATTTAAATTCTTCTGATTCATTTAACTCATCATACATCTTAAAACTTTCTGCAATAACATAATCTGTTGAATTATCTACAATTCCACCAACTCCAACTCCACATATTGCACGAATATCAAGTCCTTCAATTGAATAAGCATCACTTTCTTTCACATAATTCCTTTTTTTGTATCTTGCATCTATTGACCAATCAATATCTCCATTGATTGCGTGTTCAACTATATCTGGATGATTATGAGTATTTCTTATAACTCCATCAAACTTTAATACTTCATTTTCATCAACTCTTAAAGTGTAATTACCAACTACATTTGAAACTCGTAAATAACCATGTTCTTCTATGAATAATTTTCCTTTTTTACCATTATTTTCTAATATATTCTCTTTTGAATAAAGTATCCCATTTCTACTTTTTCCAACTGTTAAAACTGTTCCACCTATTTTTGCTTTTTTAGCATCACTTTCTACTACATCTGCTTTGAATATTGTTTTTATTCTTCCATTTTCAACTGCATAATCACTTTCTTTTCCTTTTTTCATCTCTCTAAACATAATTAATTGCTTTATCCTTTTTTCAGCTTCTTCTTTTGAAGAATACACTTTTGGTAACAATTTACCACTTTCTAACCTTATTTGCCATCCTTTTGAAGTTTTTACAGCTACCATATTATCACCAATTCTTTATATGTTTATTTAAATCTTTCAATTCTTGTATTTTTGGTTTAACATTTACTCCTGAATAATTATTTTCTCTCAAACTAAACCTATTCATATTCCAAGCTCTCCTTGTAAGAATATCAGATGGAATTTGTCCTTTTGTCTTTTTTATATGAGATATTTGATTATCTGGACATTCAACAATCCCATTATCAAAATCAAATTCAGTTACTAAATGCATTCTTCCACAAAATGGACATTTAAATAATTTAGCTACCATTTTTCTTTTTTTCTCCACTTATTGTTTCATCTTTTTGTGTTCTAAATCCTTTTTTATCAACTTGTCTTGTTGGGTCATTTGGATTATCAAATTTATTACCTACAACCTGTCTATCTGACTTCAATTTAAAATTCATTTGTTGAAATGTTTTTGCTTCTTCTGCTGTTTTCTTAACCCACTCTTTGTCTAAAAACTTATGAGGAAGTAACCTATTAGCAAGTTCAGGTGATATTAATCTTGCTTTTACTAATTCCATTATTGATTTAATTTCTTCAATTCTTTCTCTCTCATCAGCTGGTTCAAATACTATTTGGTCTTCATAAGTTCCCAATCCAAGTCCTACAATAAATTTATCTTCAAACTCTGTTTTGAATTGCTTTTGTATTGACTTTATATGCCTTCCATAAGCTCTTAATCTTACTTCAGCTAATGCCTTATCTCCTCCAACTCCTCCAATTATTTCTGGATATAAACCTAATCCAATAATTATTTGGTTATCAATATGTTTTAACACTGGGTCAATATCAATTCCTTTACCATTGAAACCCAATACATTCATCTTAACTAAATAATTAGTTGTATATTCTGTTTTTGAATAAATATCTTCTAAACTTGACGAAACTGCATTGATATCTTCATCATCTGGAGGATGGAGTTCATCACCTACTTGTGCATGAATAATTGGAGCTATATATCTTCTTACAACTACTTTTAAATCACTCTCAATTTGTTCTTTAATCTTCAACATTGGTAAAACTGCGTGTGTAAAAGGTGTTCCATACTTTTCACCAGCTTGAACATTAATTTTCATAAATAACATTCTTTCTAATGGTCTTCTTTTGATTATCTTACCACCAAATGCAGTCATTCTTTTATCAACTTTACCCCAAACATACTTCTTATCACCAATTTGTTGAATATGTGCCAATACCTTACCTGTTTTTTTAGTAATTGTAGTCATTGTAGTTGGGTCAAGTAACTTAAGTCCTGTTGGATTATTCTCATCACCTAATACCTCTGCCCAAACATTTCCTGACTTCAATAAACATAAAATCATTTCCTCACTTTTTTTAACTAAATTCATCTTATTCTTCAATTCGTTCAACTTATCTTCATTTGGTCCCTCAAAATGAAAATCTTGAGATGCATCTTCTTTAGTTTTGTTAATACACTGTTGAACTAATGGAAAATTGTCATAAGCATTCCTATATTGTATTTGTAAGGAAAGATTTGGTGGATTAATATCTAAATCATCCTCTTTACCCCACGCATCTTTTGTAATCAATGCTATTCCACTATCTTGGATACCTTTTACCTTTTTTTGTGTATTTTTTTTTGCCATTTTTAAACATTAATACTTACAAATTTGACTACAGAAAGGCATATAACCCAATAAGTATTTAAATCTTTTTATTACACCTGCTAAATTTCCTTACATTAACCTGTTTTTGATATTAATGAGGAGTATCCACTTGAAGATTTAACAACATAACTTACCTTTCTGACATTCCTTGCAATGAAATACCCAAGTGCTGAAGCCATTACAATATCTGAATGAGATTTTTGTGCTTCATAAACAACTCTACCTGTCATATCACCTTTACCTTTTGGAACTTTAAATACAATTGCAAATGATAACAATTCACTTACTAATTTCTCTGTAAGAGTTTGAGTGATTACACTCTTTCTATTTTTACAAATAAGAAATTTTCTCTCATTAAATGGTAATGGATTATCATCTTTAAAATTAACATCAAATGCTCCTCTAAATGTTTCAAGTAATTCAATTCTTTTACCTTGAAAATTAAATCCTTTGATTGGTAAATGTTCAGCTCTTAAATCCTCAATAAGAGCTTTACCAAATGTTCCTTCATCTCCTAACATCAAAACAGGTCTAAAAATTGAGTTCAATTCTTTTATTCTTTGTTTTTGAGCTAATGAACTCAATCCTTTATAATGTTCAATCCTTACTATCTTCAATACTCCATCCCTATTCTTTTCATATACCACATAAGCTGAATAATCTGCACCTGCTTTACCACTCAAAGCAAAATCCATTCCAATAAAATACTTGCAGCCTGGTCTTGGTTTATTTATGAAAGCATCTTGATAATCAAATGCTTTTTGTATTATTTCGTATGGGAATAATTCATCACCTCTACTTAAAGGTTTACATAAGTATTCTCTTGTAAATGCAATTCTATTATCCATTCCTCTTTTTATGTCATTCAAACTCATATTAGGATGTCTTAATTCCCATAATGTTTTGTTAGTATTTGGATAAATCATTGTAGCTGGATAAACTCTACTAACATAAGCTTTATTTTTCATTAATTTGTGTGGTAAATCAACTTGAGAAGTTGGTGTTCCTATCAAAACAATACTACCATTTTTAGATATCACAGTTGGTGTAATTGCCATTGTATAAATGTCCATATCTTTGTATTCACCAGCTTCATCTAATCCTACTAAATCAACATGATATCCTCTTACTCTATCAGAATATGGTTTACACATTATCCTACTTCCATTCTTTAATTCAATTTCTGTTTTACTCCAAGAAGATGCTCTTGCAGATGGAACTGCTGTTCTCAATAACTCACTTTGGAATATTCTTTCACGAATTCTTTTTAACACTTCAGTTGATTGTGGTAAAGAATCACTTATAATTATTGTCTTAAATCCTTTGTTAGTAAATGCTTTAAAGATGGGATAATCAATAAGAAGTGATTGAGTTTTGCCACTGGAACGAAATGCCAATATATTCAAGAGCTTATGTTTTTCAGCTAATCTTATCCAATCTTCTTGGTAAGGTGTTAAAGATTGGTTCAAAGGTTTATACATAATCTCATTTATGAAAAACACAGGTTGTCTTAATTTGACAAATAATTCAGCTCCATATTTATCTGCTAATCTCTCAAGAAGTGGTTTGTTTTCCATCTTTCTTATCTTTGTTTAGATTTGTAACATCTTTTACATGTTCTGTTAGAAATTGGTCAAATGATTTACCTGTTAAACCAGATATTGTTTTTATTTGTTCTTTTTTGGTTAACATTAATTCTTTCATATTTTGTCTTAACTGAATTTGGATATTTGACATAAGTTTAGATGCTTCATTTGGTTTTTGAATTACTCCAAATTTTGTTATTACATCAATCACATCTCCCTCTTTTTCAATCTTCTTTTGTAATCTTTTAATCCTCAAAAAGTCATAACATATTTGGTCAAGTAGAATAATATCGTTTGGTTGTTTTAAATCATATTTTTCTTGAATAGAATTGTAAAAAGCATCATAAAACTTCTTCTCATCACTTGTTATAATGTTATTAGTATATTCCATTAATTGCTTGCTGTAATTCTTGCTTATATCTTTGTTTCTTATAATTATCTTTGTTTTGTCTACTTTCAATTTCATTTCTTCTTTCTTCATCTTCAATTACCTCAAATTCACCCTCAATAAATGGGATTAATCCTGATTGAGTTTTGTTAACTACATTAACCCAATACAGTTCAGTTGGTTTACTTCTGGCTGATGGTTGAAATGGTTTAAGTTCAGTTATTTCAACAACATCATATTCTTTATTGTAATACAATCCTTGTAACTTTATTTTTATTCTCATTCCATATCCCTTTGTCTTTGCTTATTCAGTTTATAGATGTTATATCTTTGAGAAAATGACATTCTCTTTAATCCTTGTAATATAGCCCAAGTATGTTGGTCATTCTTTTGTCCATCTTGGTCAATGTAATCAGGGTCATATAATCTTTGTAATATTTCTTTTTCCTTATGAGCTATTATCAGTAATTCAATTGGTCTAAACAGAATATGACAAATAATCCATATTGTTCTTGGAAGTATCATATTAACTCACCCATACAAATAATCATCTTGAGTTGTAATTCTGTTCTTTCTCTCAAAGGCAGTTCTGTTATCACCACCTTTCAAGTTAACATAATGCTTACCATCAAATAACTTAATCAACTCAACTATCACATCTTCATCTGTTTGTCTACTATGAACTTTCAACATTCTTAACTCTTTCAATGTTCCTTTTCTTAACCCAAGTGATGTAGCATCTCCTTTGTAACAATCCTTATAACCCAATTCATTTAATATACTCACCATTTAAATTCACCTCATTTACTTATTAAAATATATAAAGGTTTATAAATCTTTTTATTACACCTGCTAAAAAACTTAACATTCTATAACCATAACCAACTCCTAACTAACTTAACCCATAACCAACTCATAACCCATTAGTCAGTGTTAATTAGTAAATAAGTGATAAAGTAAGTAAGTGACAACACCACAATAAGTGGCTCCCCATAGTTACTATAGTTACTATAGTAAGTATACTAAGTATAGTAACTATACTACCCATGGGACTCATGGTATTCATAGTTAGTCATGAATATAATAATAATATATATTCATTTCATTCATATATATTATTATTATATGGGAAAAGTGTGGCTAAAAAAGAAGTGGTGTGGTTTAGGTTTAGTTTGGTATATTTATAAGTGGTTATAATCATAATTAGCCTATCAACTTTCAGGTTAGATGAATGACATTCTTTTATCCTACAAGTGTAGAAATTTCTACTTCTGTATACTAATCCCTACACTAATATAGAAATAAGATGATATAAGATACCTACACTAATATACGAATTCTTACACTAATATAGCTACACTAATATACTAATCTCTACACTACTTTATCTAATTCCTAAACCACTATACCGATCTCTACACAGAGGTTAATTATATAGGAATATGTCATAAAAAAAAGAACCATAACACGAATATGTCGAATGGTTAAAAAATCCGACATGTCCATTTCCTTTTTTTCGTTTTTATGACCGAAACCTTTATATACTAATAAGTATTATTATACTATAAAAGAATGGGTTATTTAATAACCCATTCGGAGGTAGAAAAAAATGCAGAGAACGGTTAAAGAAACCATCCAGCTTAATAAAGCTGTGTGGATAAAATTCGATAGTAGCGATTTATCGCTACTATCAAAAGAAGAACCCGCCCTTTTATCTAAAAAGGTGGGAGAAAGAGGAGGTTTAAATGACTTCATCAGAGGTCGTTTAAACCTACCCCAGAAGATTAAGAAAATTAGTGAGTTAAAGAAAATTAACTCACTAATTAAAGAAAGGGGAATTACAAAAGAAGCTTTATTAAAGCTTCTGGAGAAGTATAAAAAGGTTACTCAGAAATGAGTAACCTTTTTTTTTGGGTTTTTTAGAAAGTGGGTAAGTAGTAACTTACCCACCTAAAAAACTTAAACCCAGTTATTTAAAGGGTTTAAGTTGGAGGCAAAAAAAATGATTAGGGAAATTGAAAAGGAGTTATTCAAATTGGATAACTCCATATTAAAATACTGTCAGTTTAAGGGTATCCCCTTAACTGATGGTTTTATAGAGGAGATTAGAAATAAAGTTGGCTCGATTATAGCCAACTTAAATAAAGCCAATAAGGCGTTTACTGGTCAA